GAGACACCTAACCCTTACAGAAACTATGCTACCTTATCAGAGTCTATGTCTTTCTTAATGAAGTGGAAGTTTGGTTCAGTTGTAAAGGATCTTGCAAGGCTTGATAGAGATTCTGCTGAAAGGAGAAGAGGAGTAGCTAAGCATATGAAAGATGCACACTACCAGTACGTTTCCGCAGCTAGCGGAGAAGGTAAGGCAAGAGGTATCTATCAGTTTGCTATGGATGATCCTAAGTTTAAAACAACATTACAATAAAAAAGGGAGCCCGTTAGGGCCCCCATATAGTAGTACTTTGGGCCCCTTAATTGGGGCCCTTTTTTAATAACCTTTATCCTTTAGGATAGGGTTAGCATGGCTGACTGTAGCCCTTGCTTTCTTAGCTAGAGCATTAGCCATTTCATTTGCTTTATCATGGTCAACCCCCTTGGCTATATAGCCTGCGTAGTTCTCAGCAGAGACATGCTCAATGATAGCTTCGTTGATAGCTGGTGTGTACGCAAGGGCAGGGTTAAGACCTAGCTCCTCTACATACTCCATATCATCTATCCCTTCGTGCCGCATAATGTTGTACGATTCTTTCTTCATGTTAGTCATTGTTATTCATCCTTAACGAATATGCCGTCAACCATTCGTCCAGTTCGTTTACTGATAACCTCGAAAGCTTCATCGAGGCACTCGTATAAATTAGTATTCCACAGACGTGTCTGCATGATAAGAGTAACAAGTATGTCACCAATGGCATCTATTGCCTCCGTTCTATCGTCACCATGTATAGCATCAGCTAACTCGATGACCTCTTCTTCCGTTTTAATAAGTTGTTTAATCCTACGGAAAGTATCTGGTGCTGCACTGGTAAGTATACCTTTGCTGTAACCCCAGTCCACTACCTTGTTCTCCAAGTCTTCTACAATTTGAAACTCATTTACTTTATCCATTAATCATTTGCCTCTAAAGAACCTAATGATACCATATTTGCATACAGTGTCAAGGCACCAACCATAGCTAGGTTAGATACCTTACCGTTGTAACTTTCTAACAACTCACCTAGGTCTTCTATAAGTTTCTCTTCTGTTTCGAAGTGAGCTTCTGTTAGTAAGGGCGTACTAGTGTCCGTGACACCGGGCATTTTAATTATCATTATTAATCCTTATTTAATTAAGAAAAGAAATAGTCAGAGCTTATGACTTCTTCTATTTTTAGATCACCTATATCTGGTTGTTTAACACAGTAACCTGTACGATCCTCAAGGATCATAGACTCTATGCGATTAAAGAAGTTACTTACATTATACATCATAGCAAACTGCCACTTAGTATGCTCAAGTAACCTCTCAACGTCACACGCATGGGTAGAGAAGGAATCATGTACTGCCCCAAAGCTTCCGGGGAATGACTCGATTACCTTAGCCATGTGTGCTGCATCCATTGAGTGTACAAAGTTAGGTGAACATCCAGATGCAAAAGACCTACGGCATGGTATAGGCTTACTTTCTCTGGTAAGCACAGGCACCTTGATGCTATGACCTATCTGCCCTAAGCCCCTGATAGTACCCCTTAGTGTCAGGTTCTTTTGCTTCCATACTTCATACAACACAGGGAATCCTGATGGTGTAGTCCACGATAGACAAGTCTGTCCACTCTCTAGTGAGTAGTCAGTTATCTTTTGTAAGAACTTCATGGTCTTTAAGGGCCCAACACAAGTATCATTGATAGCAAGAATTAGATTCTTAGACAGCTTGTCGCAGTCATCTTTGCTTATCTTGTACTTCTTATTGTATCCCTCAGTCTTACAATCATAGAACATATTCTCTGCTATCTTACGTTGACCTGCAGAGTAAGCTCTAGTCATAGACCCACGCTTGGCTATCCCTTTACGTATTGCTTTCATTGGCATAGACCTACCCTCAAACCACTCAGGCATTCTAACTATCAATCGCTTAGCTACTTCTACATAGAAATCTTTTTGTATTAGCTGAGGTACTATGGAGACTAACGCCCCTGCTTGACTGTCTTTAGACATAGCAGCTAGGTGTTGCCATCCATTGTTACTTCCGTCTACAGGTATAGGCAGACAAGACTCGTATACCCCTTCAGATTCTACATAACCTTTAAGATCAAGACAGCAAGCTAGGAGTGATACTGGTTTCTCCGCTTCCATCCTGAAGTTCATCAAGGTTGCATCGTTTATCAGTTCCTTCTGGTGGTGTACTGTCCAATGTGCTCTGTCCCTTAACGTCATTTTGTCTACTGAAATAGTATCCAACCCTTCTTCTGCTAAGTGATGCCTGTAGTCTTCTGTTAACCATGATTGTTTATCTAAGTCCTCTATCGTATACGACTGGTTGTAAGAACATGCAGTGTGTACACATAACCAAAAGAATCCTTTGTCATCCATAGGTTTACTTACGCCAAACTGAAAGAGACCTTTGGCTAAGTCAGAACCTTGGTAGTTTAAGAACGGTTCAGTGTAGTACACTCGCCCCCTGTAGTCACACTCTACCGCTTGGTAGAAAGTTTCGTCTCCTATAGCCCTTGCTTTGTTTAAGATAAACTTCATCTCTATTCTTTTAGACCTACCTTTGTCTGTCTTATCTTTCATATCTAAGAACTTAGTGACGTTATCTCTGAGAGCTTTAACAAGGTCTACGTTAAGGTGCCAAGCAGACGATTGCAGCTTGTCTAGAGCTTTCACAAAGGGTTGGTCAAGGCACTGGTTAAAGTCCCTCTCCGAGGTCATACGTTTGATATACGGCCTCTTGGTTATCGGGTTTCTTAACCCAATTATCTTAGGGAATTTCTTAAAGCTAGTACCACTCAGTGTAGCCTTATCAAACTCTGGAGGTATCTCACCTAAGTCTTCCCACTTTTCTGTTAAGAATATTACATACGGTGCTCGGTAACCTTCGTACTCTCTTTCTATCTCAAGGTACTTAAGTTGTAGTAAGGCTTCGACAAACAGATCACCAACTGAGAATAACTCTGTATAGGTACTGTTCCTGATCCCTATCCTAGAGACCACAGATAAACCTATTGATGTTGATGTTGCTGTTAACTTGAAGCTTCTACTACTAGCGTTACGGGATCTAAGGAATAAGCTTTGAGCTGCCTGTACTGCACATATAACAAGCTCTTCGTATTCTATACCGTAATCCATATGCCTGTTTAAGAGTTCGATACCCGAGTGATTCCTACCTCGGGCACCTTCTCTATTGCTCCTTATGTACTGAGCTACAGCATGTATAGCGTTAGCCATTTACACTCCTGCTTTGTAGTCTAAGAAATCCATCTGACCCTTCAGACGTTTAGTCTTCTGGTCGTAGTATGCTGAACCACAATCACCTGTAAGCCCTGTGAATCTAGACTTCAGTACTCTAAGGTGTATGGTATTTCTTTCATCTTCGTTCTCTGCTATTAGGTTGCGAGCAAACGTTACAATATCAAAGCTGATTTGTTTGATTGAACCTGAACCTTTGATGTCATCGATAGAAGCAAGGTGTCCCTCTTCAAAGGACTTACCTTGAGACTTACGTAGGTGGGAGATGATACCCAACCAGACATTATGTTTCTTAACAATCTTTAACAAGTCAGACATGATAGTATCGATAGCTTCGTTACCTGTCTTACCGTTAGTGCCTTCTGACACTGCAATAGTAATGTGATCAAGCACCAAGTGCTTACACCCTAACAGACACAAGTTCTCTATTTGATCTATAAGAGAAGAATCAGATACAGCGCCGTTATGATCAAGGAGAATGATACGGTTATCTCCAAATACATCATCAAATGCTTTTCGCTCCTGCTCTTCGGTTGGTTCTTCCGGTACAAACATTTGAATAAACTTCTGGGCTGAGTCACCAATAGATTCTTCTAGTGATATAACCCCTATGTTATCTTCTGTCTCTTCCTTCAGTTGTAAAATAATTTCTTTAATCATAGTGGACTTGCCTGACCCAGTGCCTGAGGTGAACAATGTTATCTCACCATGTCTCATACCACCTAGCTTGTCATTCAAACCACTAAGACAACTAGGGTATGGTACTGATTCAACTGTCTTGCGCTTAACATACTCTTCCCATATGGCTTCGCCTCGTACTACTGCAGCCGGTGTGTATGGCTGAGCAGACCAGAACGCACTTACTAATGCCTTAGGCCCATGTTTAATTAAAGTTTCGCATGGATCATTTTCAGGTAGACTAGCTACCTTTACCTTATCCCAGCCAATGATCTTAGCTGCATTCTCTACTGCCTTCTCCCCTGCATCATCTTGATCAAACATCAATACAACTGTATCGAATGTTCTTATCCACTCACGATTCTTTATAAGAGGATTGAGGTTGCTTGAAGAAGGTAGGGATACTACGGGATATATCGTACTCCCGTTTGATAGATTTGATTGAGCCACTGCCATAGCATCTAGCTCACCCTCTGTAATAGTCAGTGATCTACCACCTTGGGTGAAAGTTGATTGACCAAACAGATCAATGTCAGAGAAGTCTCCCTTAACTCTGAAGTCCTTAGGTAAGTTACGAATCTTGTACGCAACTATCTTATTCTTCTTAGTGTATGGGTAGTAGTGGGACTCGATAGTCCCGTCAGCATTATATGAAACCCTCATACCAAAGTGGGCTGCAACCTGCTTAGTTATACCTCTTTCCTGTACACCTCTTGTGTCGTAGGAAGTAATAGTTGATAAGTCTTCAACTTGTTTTGGTGCATATGATTCTTGCATGGTATCTTCTCTTTCATTTTCGAATGTAGTTTTCTTACAGTGGAAGCATGTACCAATCCCATTGGAGTACATACCTACTGCATCAGAAGAACCACAGTGTTTGCATGGCATATGCTTTACAAATCTATCTTTGGTTTTCATTAAGACCACCGTTTTTCTTTAAGGTTCTTTATTAATCTTCTCTTTGTTTGTGATAGCTTCTTCCTCTGAATCCTTGAGGCTTTCTTGACTTTCCCGTTCTTCTCTGATTCCGAAGGCGATACCTTGGAGTCGCTCTCTTGTTCTGTCATTAACTTCTTCCTTAGGAATAAACTTAATTGCCCCTATCTGTCTGTTTAAAAAGACAGGAGTACCATCGGTATACTTCTGAGTAAGCACATCAAGTTCCCATTGAACCTTGACTTCACCTGCTGACAAGCCACCTTTAGTTTCAAACAATTGTAGTATCTCAAACTTAAAGTTATCGCTACCGTAGTCTAGTATCATCTTGTTAATATGTTTAGATGAACTGCTATAAGTTTTCCAGTTAGACACAGCCCTGTCTTTACCCTTGCGGTACATATGGAATTGCTTACGACCTATGTACCTCTTAGGTTCTTCAGGGTGTGTGCATGTAATCAGGTATATAAACCCGAAGTAACTATCAGGATCAAAGGGAGAACCTCCGTACTCCCAATGCCCTAAGTTTTGTTTAGTCATCTAAGTCTACCCTCTCCATACACTTCTTCAATAGTTAGTGCCTCGAAA